GCCCAAGGACCCGCCCCGGCGGCGGTAACCTCTCCACTGATCGTCTCCCTGCTAGTCTGGTAACTAGCCCCGCGACGGCGAACACACCCACGAGGAGCCTCAGAGCCCCGTACTTTCCCTAATTTCACAACAAGGCTCACTGAGGCCAGAACTCAGCCCCCGAAGGGGTCCGGACTTACACAGGAGGGCTGCTAGTTTGTAGGTACTCGCGCCGAGGATGAGTGAGTAGGCTCAGCCACTCCTCACAAGGGTGATCACGCCAAGACGAACCAGAAGCGCATGGGCTTCCGCTCAACTCTTCACCTCCTGTACCAGCGAAAAGATGGTACGCCATCTCTCCAACAACAGGAGTCCAACCTCTTCCTCCTCGGTATAAACATCCTCAGGAAGGAAATATACCGGCCTCTTGACAGAGGAGGCATGACTCTGCTTTCGCCATCCAGACCAAGATAGCGATCGCCAGCACCGGCGGGACCGGTACTGGTACGTCCGACGAATGGCCCCCAGACTGGGAGACCACTCGTCCCTCTTCAAACCCCCCCCTCTGCCGTTCGCCCAAAGGAAGGCCCGTAAAGCCTCGACTTCAGCGGCAGTCGCATCTCTGCCAGAGATGCAACGCAGTCTACTATCCGAAGCACCCGGAGGAGCTGGCAGCTCCGTATAAGTCCGGCGGAATCGTAGTCCCTTCTCACGCTCGAAAGAGGGATAGGTCCGAAAACCTAACTGCGAGGGGAGGAAACCCCACGCCTTACCTATGCGTGAACGCACAAACGCGTCCACCCAACAGGGCCTTGCTGACACGGCCTTGGCCATGTGAAGCATCCCCTCATAGGTAACAGGCGCCCCACCTCTCCGCAAGTGTTTAACTTCCCTCCACTTGCCCCCCCTCCTAAGGAATACCGTTGAGTTGACCTCAACGATATTCGGCGCACGCATCGTCTTGGTGTCGTTGAGCCGGAACCCCTGGGGGTAGTCTTCAACTCGCACCGCTCGTGAGGCCGAAATGACAGTGTCATCCCCATTCACGAGAAAGCGTGCTCCCGAGTCAAAACGGGCTGCCCAGCGGGCAGCACAGTAAGACTGCAGGCAAAGGAGGGGGAAAGAGAGGTAGGAACCCATCATCTGTCCGTGCGTTACTTTTCGACGCGCCTCGCCATCCTCAACAAGAGGAGCGAGCGAGCTCTTCGCTAACCGACGAAGACTGCGAGGTATCTTCACAGAAGTGAAGAAAGCCGCATCGAGAAGCACCTCTGCCACAGAGTGGTAGAGACCGTCAGTTGCCGAGACCAGATCGACCGAGGTCTGGATCCGGTTAGTACAGACAGATTCAATCCGTTTGTCGGTCGGAGGACCGCAAAGAAGCCAGTCGCCACGCCTCAGGTGGGCGTACATCATCTTATGAAGCGGGGCGAGAAACTCCACTGACTCACAAAAAATGACCAGTGGCCGGAGTTTCCCCGCGGACGGAACTTCTTTGTAGCGGGCGGTGAGTTCTGATGGCAAATCAGACTCCAACGAGCACCCGTTAATAAACTCTTCACGTCGACCAGCCCAAAGCTGATCTGCACGAGAGCGTCTCGGCTCTCGCGCCGTCGGATTAGGAAGATGCGTAGTGACGAACTTCGCATAATCCTTATCCCAACCGGGACGGAAGATCTCAGTGGCGACCTTCTTGCAGAACGCCAAGTACTGAGCGGATTGGGGTTGGGGTTGAGAGAACACGGCTTGTTCCCACGCAGGCCGTGCCGACGGAGTGTGGCGGACGCAACTCGTTGGCAAGTTGCGCTTAATACTCGCAACGCTGAGAGCAAGCTCCCAGCGTTCGTGACGCCGCAGTCTCTCTAGCCTAGAAAGACCGTTTTCCCCGGGACGCTGGCGTCTCGGGAAGGGAACAGAGGTCCGCTCCTTACCCTGTTCCAGGAGGAATTGATGGAACCGACCGAGTTGAGATGGTTCACAGTCGGGCAGTTCGACGTACGGCAAGCCGTACCGAACCCGAAGCACTGTCAAACCATTTCGGATCGCTTCCTTGGTCTGCCGAGTGATACGAGAACACTCGGCACACCGTTTAACCCCTGAACCGCTGGCGGAATTATCAGGGGGTCCCCTCGTGCTAACGCGCAGGGGGGAACCGGCTACGTGCTCGCACCGCAGGACGGAAGAGCGCACGAGTTGACCGGGGCTGACGCTGTAAAGCAGGCCGACCAGTCAACGTGTCCATTAGCGG